CCACTCGGTCATGAACTTGGTCTTGCTGGTGCCAAGGCGCTGACCACGGTCCACCACGAGGAACTGACCGTGCAAGTCCTGATAGCCGTTCGACGCGGGCGTGCCGGTGAGGCCAGTGATCCACTGGAAGTGATCCAGGATTTTCATGATCGACTTGACTCGCTGGGTCGTGCTGTTCTTGCACTTACTGATCTCGTCCCACACGAGGCCGTTGAACGGGGCAGGGCGACCCTTACTCACATAGTAGGTGTGCAGCGTCTCGGCGAGCCAGCCGAGGTTTTCGTAGTTGATGAGCCACACGTCAGCGGGTCGCAGCAGCGCCCTGGTGCGCTGATCCTTGGTGCCTGTGAGCATACCGAATCGCAGACCCTTGGTGTGGGTCCACTTCGCAGCCTCCTGGCGCCACACGAGGCGGCACACGCGAATCGGAGCGACGATCACCACTCCGCGCAGGAAGCCGGTGGCCAGCAGGTGCGCGAGGCTGGTGAGCGTGATGGCGGTCTTGCCGAGGCCCATGTCGAGCCAGAGCATTGATGACGGGTGGGTGCATTGGAACTGGACTGCCTTCTGCTGATAGCCGTGCAGTTGTGCGGGGGTCAGGAGGTTCATGTCACCCCCATCAACAAGTCGATGATCCCCTTACCCTCGGGCACGTTGTCCACCACGTACACGGCGACACCGTGACCCCGCAGGCGCTCGTGCTCGCGCTTCTGCGGTGCGGTGGCCTTGGTACCCTCACGCTTGAACTCGATGAAGAACACGGTGCCGCTGGGCATGACGAACATGCGGTCGGGCACGGCGGCACGGGCGGGGCTGGTGAACTTGTAGACCAGCAGGCCGCGCTGCTTCGCGTAGTCGCAGACCTTGGATTCAATGTCACGCTCAAGCATTGCGACTCTCCAGTTCGATGAGCAACTCGATGTAGTGCTTCGCCTTCTCCAGATCGGCGATGCCGTTCTTAGCCTTATGTCTGGTAACCAGCCAGGCAAGGGGGTTGTTCACGAACCGTTCAGCGTGAGACTCATCGAATCCACTGACTCGACCGTAAGTTGCGTGAAATAGCTTGTGGCAATCCTCGCACAAGGTGATGCCGTTCAACGGATCGAACCTATGCTGAGGGTACTCACTCGACCCTTTGATGTGGTGCACATGCAGCGAGTGGTCTTTGCCGCAACGGATACACACGGGACATCTTGCAAGAACCCCAACTCTCCAGTGCTTGAATTGAGCACCGGCTCTCTTACGTGTTCGTCGTACATCGAGGGGGATGGGACGATACTTCGGGTTCGCTTCACCTTTGCGACGCTTCAGGCACCCACATGACTTGGTTGTACCGTTCTTCAAGTTGAGACCTGTCGCAACAGAGGGTTGTCCACATGAGCAAACAACGAACCATTGTGTTTTTCCGGTAGCGTCACGACCTTGCCTTGACACAACAGTGAGCATTCCGAAAACCTGACCTGTCAGATCAATTAGTTTTGTCATCACCGTATTCCAATTGAAGAATCAGTTCACAGTAGTGAATCGCCTTACGAACATCCGAAGCCCCACCTTTTGCTTTGTGTCGGGATATGTACTTCACAACATTCCCGGCAAGATAGTCAATGCCGTTGGCGTGGATGAACTCGACCGGCTGGATTGCGAGGTTCTTGTAGTGGTCGCCAGCGACCTGTTTGTCAAGTGCGTTTGTCATCATGCGAGACCATTCACTAATTTTTCAACTTCCATCACATACCAGTCAAAATCGACCGGCGCATGACCTGCGTGTCGCAGGTCGTTGCACACATGGACACCCCAGCCGCTCTCGACACCGATCCGGCGATACTCGGTCTTGCCCTTGAGAGGTGGCATGATCTTGAACAGCCGACCCCCGCCCTTGGCAACGTAGTACCGCGTGGTGTTCTGGAGCGAGAACTCCTGACCCCCTGACTCGATGACCAGCCGACTCGACCGGGGCACCTTGATGCGGATCATGAAGTCCATGATGTCGGGCCACTGCTCCACCGTCTCGCGGATCGGCTTGCCGTGCAGCAATACCTGCTCGGCGACCTTGGGGACCACCAGCGCACTGTGATCCTGGTTCCAGCCGCGCTTGTACTCGTAGGCACCCTTGCGCTTGACCCCACCGTCCACCTTCTCGGCGATGTAGCTGTTCACGTCGCGGATGAACATGCGCGAATAGTCGGCATACTCCATCTTGAGCTTCGTGACTCCCTCCCACCACTGCACCACCTGATGCAGCGACTCGCGGTGCTGCTTGGGCAGTTTCACGGTCAGACCGTCCGTGTTCATCTGGATGATTCGCAGGCCGGTGATCTTGAGCAGGTTCTCGGCCAGCAGGCACAGCAGGAGCTGACCATTCAGGGTGATCTGCATCGTCATCAGCGGGTCGTAGAACACGCTGAATCCGTTGTTGGAGTCGCCGTACACGCCGTTCAGAGCGAGTTTGAGCATCGCGTTCTCAGCGGACCCTTTGGGGTAGCTCTTGCGCTGCTCCTTGAGGTTCGCGTAGATGTCGCAGAAGGCTTCTGGGAAGTGGGCAGGGCGGAACCGCTGGGCGATGGCCGTCGATGGGTAGTAGCTCTCCACGTCGATGTCCACGATGATGTGGTCATCCCCCGCCTCGATGATCTCGCTCTCCACCGAGCCGTGGATGCCCCCGAGGCCGAACACCACGTCGATCCCACCGACTCGCGCCACCAGATCGGTGAACACACCCTTGGTCTCGGTGATCGTCTGCTCGCGCAACCAGTCAAGCACCCGCTGGAACTCAGGGTTCTCGAACCTGATCCACGGTAGGATGGCGTCACGCAGCGCGATGCTGGGCCTGCGGGTCTGCCGAGGCTGGCGTCCGTTGGGGCCATAGTCGTAGCACGCGACACCGGACTCCTCCAGCCGCATGGTGAAGTATTCCTTGCCGATCTTGGTGTCGTTGAAGTTGAGCCAATCGCGCCCAGGGTACTTGACCGTCAGTTCCTGGCGGAACCGTAGCATGTCGCGACTCTCGTGATAGAACCGCTTGGTGGCCTCCACATCATCAAGGTTGTAATCTTTGAGGGTCTGCACCTGATCCCGCGTCAACGTAGTGCCAACCGGGAACGGCAGGTCACTGATGTTGGGCAGGCGCATCACGAACTCCAGCGCCTTGAGGCTGGTGGCTTTGGCCTTGTTATCGAAATGGTGCACCTTAAACAAGTCCACCTGACGCACGAGGCGGTCGGTCGGCTTGACCGAGTGGACCCAGCGGTCCTCGTCGTCCTGCGATCCAATAATCGCCATGGCCTTCTGATACAGCGTGTTGGCGTCACTCTGGCCCATGCGACACAGGGTGTGCAGGACCGGGTAGTCGAACCCTACGTTATTGAACCCGACCATCGTGCCGTCGATGCTGGCGAGGTGGTTCATCAGGCCGATGATCTCACGGCTGTCGTTTCGCCAGTCGCTGATCTCATAGCACCACCGCAGTGGTGAGTCGGCGTCCAGCAGCGTCAGGGTGAAGACGTTGGGGTACGTCTCGATGTCATAGATGAGGGTGGTCATTGGTCATTCTTCCGAAGCCAATAGGGGAACATCTCATCCAAGGAGTCGGAAATCTTTTTCAGAAGCTCGCTCGGCGAAAGCTGGTCGATCTTGTCATCAACATACTGGTCGCAATCATCAGCAAGGCCATGTTTCAGACAATCATTCCGATAAAACTTCGTCACATGCTCATATAAAGTCGTCATCACAGTTCTCCATTCATTACGTGTTACAGGGGTGCTGGGTGGCCGGCGCTGATCTCGGCTTTCCTCTCAGAGTGGTCATGTGCAAGCTTGCCCGAGGTGCAGCCGCCAACCCGCCTTTCGGCACCAAGCTCTGTCGCACATCAGCCTGTGCATTCACCCAGCAGAACTTCACATCACGACTGCCACGGCGGCACGAACGCCGGAGGCGTCGGCATCTGCGGAGCGGCGAACGCGGGCGCCTGCTGTTGTGCGGGTTGCGTGGCGCCGAACATGCCACTGGCGTCCACATGACCCTCACCGAACGGCTTGTCGTCGCCAGCGAACTGCACCGCGATCAGATCGCAGCGAATGCCGTTGCCGTGCTGGTTCTTCTGCACCCACGGCTTGATGGCTGCATTGACGCGGCAACCACCGTAGAGCTTGCGGGCCAGCGCCTGACCGGCCATCGTGTTGGTCGGATCGACCGGCGTGCCGTCCGCCTGGATCATCTGCGGCTGGTTCTTGTTGCCAGCGGTGATGAACACCATGCCGGGGTACCCGTCGTAGGGTTGGAAGGTCTTCTTGTTGACCTTCTCCTCGCCGGCACCGAAGCAGCGGCTCTTGCGATCCGCCTGGATCATCTGCATGACCGACTGAGCATGTTCCTTGAAGGTTTCCTGCATGAGACGGGCGTAGACCTGCATGAATTGTGCGAAGCCCTGGTGGTCGCGGGGCAAGATCAGCTCGCAGTTGTAGCTGATGCGCTCGACACCCGTCTGCTCGTTGCGCTGCTTCTGCGGCTCGGCGAGGTTGGGGAACGAGAGGCGGGCGTTGCTGATGTAGATGACGTCTGACATGACATTACTCCTTGGTGATTACGAGAGCCAGGACGGCAGAGCCGAAGCCTGAGATTCCACCGCACTGAACAGGGGTGCGGCATCCCTGACCACGGCGGGCCGTGGATCGGACTCGGGGGCGACAGTGAGTTTCCCACCGAGCTTGGAAATGTACTCAGTTTCGAGGGTCTTGAGTTGACGCTCGGTGAGTTGTTTCTTCGTGCCGTCGCGCTTCTCCCACGACAGTTTCTTGGCCTGGGCCGGCGACACCAGCTTCGTGACCCACACGGCGTCCTTGGGAACACCCATGCCCTTGAGCTTCTCGGCGATCTGCTCCTCAGGCAGGTTCCATGCCTGCGAGCCGCGACCGTAGACCAGCTTGAGACCGGGGATGGTGACACCCGACTCCATGCGCCGCTGCGCCTCGGCTTCGGCCTGCTCGATCATCTGGCGCATCAGCGGGGCGGCTTCCAGAATCTCGGCCAGCCGCTCGTTGGTCATGGCGGCAGGGTCTTGCTCGGCCACCTGCTGCGAGGGGGCTGCTGCGGGCAGGAAGGACGGGAACGCCACACCAGCCGCAGCCATCGCCGCCTGACCCCGCGCCGCACAACCACTGGCGCGGCAGTATTTGCACTGCTTCTCACCGGGGTTCAGCGGCGCGTCGGGTCGGTCCACCTGCGCGCCAGCGTTGACGTACTTCGGGATCAGATCGAGCACCTGCTGGACCGTCATGTCGTGCGAGTCGATACCAGGCAGACCCTTGAGGCGCAGCTTCGGCTGGATGATGGTCATGCGCACCTTCGACCACGGATAGGCACCGTTGACCGGCAGGTTCAGGCTGGCCAGGACACCGAGCGCGTAGAGTTCCAGTTGCTCATTGTCCTTGGCCGACACGTTGTTCATGCCGTCCTTGTAGTCGATGATCTCCAGCACCTCGGTGCCGTGAATCTGCACGTCCACGGTACCGGCCATGTCGTCACGACCGATGAACCACTGAGGGTTCACGCGGCGCTCGGAGTAGACCGGGAACGCGGGACCGTCGAAGCACGAGGCCGCGCGGATGTAGTCCATGGCGAAGGACACGCGCTCGGCGCGCTCCTTGTCCACCACGAACTCACCCTCGTGGTCGGTCATCTTCACGCCGATCATGCTGCTCGGGTCAGCGAGGCCGGCCTTGATGCAGTGTTCCAGCAGCGTGTGGGTGTGCGTGCCGTCGATGGCACCCGGACCCCCGGGGGTCTCGGGGTACTTCGCTTCTTCGCGCACCGAGCCGGGGCACGCGATGTAGCGATACGCCTTGGAAGGCGAGAGTTGGGCGTGTGCCGCCATGGTCAGCTTGCCTTGAGTTGCTCGATGGCCACGTAGAGCTGGCCGTACTGCTCGGGCTTCACGTCGTTGATGTTGGCGTGACCCAGCGATTGCAGGATGCCCTGGATGTTGGCGCCCTTCTGCGGACCCATGGCCTGATAGGCACCCATGACGTACTGCATCAGCTCCTGCGGGTTGCTGAACGGCGCGGCGGCGGGGGCCGGTGCGGCGACGGGAGCGGCCACCGGAGCGGTGAAGCTGGGGGCGGTCATCTGCACCACCGGAGCGGCGACAGGCGGGGCCACGGGTGCGACGGCGACATGGGCAGCGACCGGCGCTTGCGTGACCGGGGCGTGTTGCGGCACACTGGCGGACCCGGCAGACATCACGGCGATCAGTTGGTTGACGGCGGTGGTCAGGGCTTCGATTTTGGACTCAAGAGACATGATATAGGGACTCCTTGCGGTTGGTGGGCGGGGTGATGGTCAGGCGATCCTCAAGGAACGCCGTCACCAGTTCATCCAGGACTTCGCTGGTTCCTCCGAACTGCTTGGCCTTGGTGATGAACGCTTTGTGAGTGCGGGGCGTGACCCGCAGACTCAGGAACTTGGACTTCTGGATTTTGGTAGCCATGTCGTGCGACCTGTTGAGAAAGTGATTGCACTGTAGCACGAGTCTGTGGCACACTGCAAGCACTTTGTTGAACCTTTCGGAGAAGTTTGATGGCGATCTACTACTACATCAGGTGCCCTCGGTGTAAAGAGGTGGTGCCTTTCTCAAGAAGTGGTACGTCCGGTCACGGTGCGCTTGCCGGTGATGAAGACAGATTCGCGTTCCTCGACAAACACGACAGTCACATCTATCTGCTGGACATCGTAGATGATGGCTCCAGCCTCATGGACGATTGCGCCAGTTTCACCAAAGAAAAAGCCCCCGACCAGTGAAGGGCGGGGGCCAAGTCCAACTGAAGACAACCACGAAAACGCCCACATCATATGACACAAGTTCAGGTAGCGCAACACCCCGCATCCGTTGACGCCTACATCCGACAAGGTTGGTCCCTTGTCCCGATCCCGCAGGGTACCAAAGGCCCGCGATCCGCAGGGTGGAACCAGCGCCAGAACGCCCTGCAATCGCAGTCGCAACTGCCCCCGGGATACGGCATCGGACTGGCCCACGCCTACAGCGGCACGATGGCGCTGGACATTGATTCGTGGGACGCGGCATCGCAGATGCTCGGGTTCGTCGGTGTCAACCTGTCGGCCCTCTACGATGCACCCGATGCGGTGGTGATCGACTCGGGACGTCAGGGGCGCGGGAAGCTGCTGTACGCGATGCCGTTCGGACTGGCACTGCCATCCAAGAAGGTGTCGGCGGGAGACCAGACAATCTATGAGCTGCGCTGCGCCACCGCTTCAGGACTCACGGTCCAGGACGTGCTGCCCCCGTCGATCCACCCGACCACGAACCAGCCGTACCGCTGGGCCGGTCGTGGCCACTGGACCCGCCTGCCGACGATCCCGATGCCTCTGCTGACATTGTGGCAGTCGCTGCTGGCGCAGGACACCAAGGTCATCGCACCGGCCAGCACGACGCACACCGACTGGTCCGAGATCAAGGAACTGCTGGAGTACATCAGCCCCGACTGCTCCCGCGACGAGTGGGTCGCGGTGGGCATGTCGCTGCACTACGCCGGCACCACTACAGGTGAGGCGGACGCAGCACTGCATCTGTGGAACGAGTGGAGCAAACCCAGCCCCAAGTACCCCGGTGAGCGGGAGATCATGGTGCAGTGGCGCAGCTTTCGAAGCGACAAGAACAGCACCGTCAAGCTGGGCACGCTGTACCGGCTGGCACAGGCGGCAGGGTGGAAGCGACCCACTCCTGACGTGACGGCGATGTTCGGCTCAGTGGGCGAGATCACACCGCCCGCGCAACTGACGATTGACCTGAAGCTGCCGGCGCCCGAGATCGACCTGAGCCTGATCCCCGAGGTGCTGAGGGACCGAGCCAACGAGATCGGTGTTGGCATGGGCTGCGATCCGGTGATCCCGCTGTTCGCCGGCGTCGCTGCGGTTTCGGCGGCCATGGACGCGCGATCACGTCTGGAACTCAAACCGGACTTCCAGGTGCCCCCGGTGCTGTGGATCATGACCATCGGTGAACCGGCGGACAAAAAGAGCCCCGCGTCGGGTCCGATGTTCAAGGTGTTCAGTCAGCTTGAGGATGAGGACCGACCGCGCTATGCGCAGGCGTTGCAGCAATACGAGGCGCTGGAGGCCCGCCATGAGGCGGCGCGCAAGGCGTATCTGGCGGCAGCGACCGACACCGATTCGCTGCTTTCGGGTGAGATTCCCGCGGGGTACGGTGAGCCGCCACCAAAACCCGCGCCGCTCAAGATCGTCGTGTCGGACATCACATCGCAGAAGCTGGTGCGCCGCGCTGTGGACATGCCGCGCGGGATGCTGCTGTACCTTGATGAGATGCTGTCGTGGGCCAAGAAGGTCATGGACCCGCGCAGCGGTGAAGTGCGCTCGGCATGGACCCAATCGTATGAGTCCACCAAGTATGAGATGGACCGGGTGGGTGCAGGTCCGATCTACGCCACCAACTACGCGCTGACCATCTACGGGAACCTCCAGCCTCACGTCTTCAGCGATGTGGTGACAGGCATGAGCGAGGATGGCATGCTCCAGCGGTTCATCCCGGTCATGGTACGACCGCACCTTGCGAAGAAGGGCAAACCGACGCGAGATCAGACGATTCGCAACCGCTACGAACAGATGCTGCGCACCGTGTACGGTCTGCCGACCATGACCTACAGCCTCAGTCCAGAAGCGGCGCAACAGTTCGACCAGTTCCAGGACTGGTTTGAGGCTGCGAAGGTCGATGAGCGGTTACTGCACAGTGGTCCGATCTTCATGACTGCGTTCGGTAAGCTCGAAGGTATGGTGGGCCGACTGGCGCTGGTGTGGCATGTGATGACCGATCCGTTCAGCACCATCGTCAGCGGTGAGACCATGGCCCGGGTGATCCGCCTTGCCCGGAGCTACATCGTGCCGGCGATGCGCTACGCCTACGATAGCGAACTCGGTGGGGTCACGGGTCTGGATCAGTGGGTCGCGGACTACGTGATCCAGCATTCCGACAAGCCGGTACTCACACTGAGCGAGATCAAGCACTCCGCGCGCCGGCAGTTCAAGACAGTCAGCACCTGGACGCAGGATCAGCTTGTCCTGCAATCCATGTACCTGCTCGAAGGTGCGAAGTGGGTGGCCCGCATGGACGACGGGTCGGACCTGAACAAGCACATGGCGCAGTGGGCCGTCAACCCGCACCTCAAGGATGCATTCGCGAATCACCGACGCAACACCGTCGAAGCCAAGCAGAGGCGCCGCGATGAGATTTACCGTCTGTCGCCAAAAGAGAAACCGAGCGTCTATGGTGCGGAACTGCTTGCGTCAGAACTGGCAGCGTGATACAGTGTGCCACATCACCAACCAACCGAAGAACCAATGACACCCGTGATCCCCTGGGGAGACATCCCCGCCACCATCGAACACGTACTGCGCGAGTACGGTCCCATGACAGCCGCTGAACTGGTGCACTACGTACCGGGGTGCCCCAACGACATCCGCAAGGCATGCCAGCGCATGCTCAAGCCCAGCAAGCGCCGCGAGCCGGTGGGTCAGCAGCGCATCCACATCAGCGGATGGACCCGCGATGCGGAGGGTCAGCGTGACTACCCCCGCGCGGTCTACAGCATCGGCCACGGAGCCAACAAGACCAAGCCGGCCCGACAGCGGCGCAAAGATGTCGTGCGTCGCTGGGACCAGACCACCAAGGTGCGGATGCGCACCAACTTTGTTTTCAACCTCGGAACCTGAAAGGAACAGAAATGAGCGACAACGAATCGAAGGCAATTGAATTGGCTCAAGCCATGCCGCAATGGGTACACACTTCTATTGGTATTCGTCAATTGTTTGAGCAATTGCAAGAAGAGAACGAGAGCCTGAAGCAGCGCATCGGCGAGTGTGAAGGTGCGCTTGCCACATATCGACACCCCATTGAGGCAGAGCAAGAACTGCTGCACCTGAAGCAGCAGCTTGCGCAGCGGGTGCCTGATGGGTGCAAGCTGGTGCCGGTGGAGCCGACCGACGCGATGGTGCAGGCAGCGCATCACCTTGACCTGTCCTACATGCCGGGGCAAGAAGGCGCTGACCGTGCAGCGATCTACCGAGCCATGCTCTCCGCAGCACCAGCACAGCCAGAAGCGTCCGCTGATGACAAATCTGGGCCGCTGATGGAAGGCTGTCAGATCTCTGTCGCAAACGGACATTCCGGGTTTGGCGCCTACGCCAACATGACCGAGTACCCGGAGGAAGGTGCAGTGTTCTTGTGCGCCGCGCCGGAGCAGCCAGCAGCGCAGGATAAGCCGTTCGCCTACTACCAACCGAACTGCCCGACAAACATCATGGAGGCAAAGCTGCGAGACATGGAAGCATCTCGAAGCGACTGCAATGCAATGCAGGCTTATGCAAAGGCGTGCACTGAACCGCTCTACACCCGCCCGCAGCCTGTCAGCAAGCCGCGACGCAAAGCCAGCGCAGACTTCGATCTGCCGGCGCCGAATGACAGCATTAAGGAGTGAGCCATGCTGAGTGATGAACAGATTGACCAAGAGCTTCTTGGATCACTTGAGGCATTTTCTCGTGAATCACGATCACTGTCTTCTTGGGCCGACGTGAACCCGGACATCATGCACAACGGAAAACTGCGCCGGATGTTTGGCCGAGCTATCGAATCCGCAGCCTGCACGGAGCGTGACCAGCGCATTGCGGAGCTTGAGCGAGAGCTTGTCGCCGCAAAGTCTGTTCCAATGAAGTACAGACGCATGGCTTTCAATGCTGAGTTACAAGTGGAAAATGCAAACCTGCGCAAAGAGCTTGAGGCTGTGCGCAAGGATGCGGCGCGGTCCCGGTGGCTGCGCGACAGTGACCATTGGCCCGCTGCATTTGATTCGCACATCGCACCAGAGCCGGTTCGAGGGGGCTACCTTGACGCAGCCATCGACGCCGCAAAGGAGCGCACATGAACATTGAAAAGCTGGCGCGTGAGGCTGGGTTTAGTGTGCAAAGAGATGAGTTCATGTTTCGTGAACTTCTTGCACGATTCACCGCCCTCATCCGCGCCGAAGTGCTGGAAGAAGCTGCGAAGGTGTGCGAGACGCTTGCCAATGACCGCTGGGCGCTATACAAGGGCCGCGCACCTTACACCGGCTACGAAAAGCAGCGAGCAAGCGACTACACGCAAGGCGAGTCTGACGGCGCAGACCATTGCGCAGCTGCCATCCGAGCATTGAAGGACAAGTGATGTACCTGCAAAAGCGCATCCGTGAGCTACTGCGAAGCGATACCTACCACGCTGACGGCCTGACAACACAGAGCCTCGCTATCCTGGCCGACGCCTATGTCAAGTCGGTCGGTGATGCCCTGATGCGCATGCCTGACGCTTACATCGACCGGTGGCAGCCGGCGCGCGGTGAGTCAGGCGCGGGGCGTCCTGCTGCGGTGTGGAAGGTGGTGATCCCGCCTCCAAACGCGCGACCCCCCGTCAAGAAGCGACTTCCGACCCGAATGAAAAACTGACTCAGTGGGTCAGGATCGAACGGTGAGGGTACTCAATCCCCCAAACCAAAGCCCCGGCGGAACTTGAAATTCCCCGGGGCTTTTTCTTTTTGGGTAGGGTTTTCCCTATTAGAGTTCAGGTGCCCGGATTCATCCAGTCCGGGAAACCGACGGGGAGCGACGCTGCCGGGACATAGGACGGGGCGTCAGGCGCGGCGCTGGCGGGCTTTTTTGACCGGGGTGCTCCCTTACCCTTACCTCGTGGCTTGCGGGCCTCCTGCGGGCCGCCTTGAGCCTTGGCGGCATCGATCAGCGACAGGTGCAGGTCCGGCGCTTCATTCTCGATCATCTCCAGCACCTCCAGCAGCCGGCGCGGCGCGGAATCCATACCGCGCGTGCCATTGACCCACTTGCGGTAGGTGAAGACAGGCACGCCCAGGTAAGCGGCCATAGCGAGTTCAGACAGGCCCAGGCGGGCAGCAGTGACTTTAAGGGTCTCGGGGGTGGTCATGGTTCGATTCTCCAATGGTAAACCCGGCGCGGTGGCCGGGTGGGTTTAGAACGGTGCGTCAGGGGCGCTGGGTGGTGGCCCTGGTGGCGCGCGGTACGGCGTGGGCTTGTAGACCGGGAACGGCCAGCCGTTAGGGGCTGGGTGAGGGTACAGTGAATCAGAGTTCAACGTAGGAATCCTCAATCGCCCTGAGAATCGACGCGGCGAGCTCCCTCGTTTCTTTGAACCTTGCACCCTTGGCCTGCTCGCACAGGTTTTCAATGTCTTCAATCAACGCCCGGCGGAATTCGCTCTGCTCATCGGCGACTTCGCGTTCTTTGTTGAATCGTTCTTCGACGGCCTCTTCCAGACCGTTGAGCTCGTCAGCGCGCCCCAGCAATTCAGCGGTGCGCGTGTCGCCATCCATATAGGCGGCGCGTTCTTGTTCTTCCAGGGTCATGTGAGTGTGGTTCATGGTCAATCCTTCGTCGGAAAATAAGAGCGGGAGACCCAGGGCAGCACGCGAAACACGCGGCCTTGGACGACTACGACAGGGGCCACTTTTTCACGGCGGTCAATCCATTCAAGCAGGCGGAATTGATCTTTTTCGTCGTCCATGGCGTGGGCTTCATGCTGGCGCTTTGAGCAATGCACGATTGAAGATAATGTCACCGTTAAGGCGCTTCCATTCGTCAGGGTCGGTGCAATACATTTTCCAGTCACGGGTAAGCGCCAGCTTCGCACCATGCAGGGTTTTGTGTTCAGTGTTTCGACGGTGGCCAGGAGTCTGTGCCTTGAATACCTCACCCGTGCCGTCAACGCTAGCATGTATCCAACCGTGGCGATATCCGATTGTGTGAAACATGGTGTTCAGTCCTTCTTCAGTGGGTCGCCCTCAGCGGGCGGATAGTGGGGGATGCTCCGGCGCCAGTCCAGCGCCGCGCGGGCCTTGTCGATCAGGTCCAGGGCTTCGCTGAGCTGGCCGGTGCCGATCAGGTGGCGCACGGTGGCCAGCAGCTCGTGCACAGCTTCAGCTTCGGCGCCAAGGTCTGCAATCCGCGCGGCCAGGATGCGCACGATGGGTGACGCCGTGCCCGATGCGGCGCGGATCAGTTCGGAGTCGGTGAGGGCGGGGTTCATTCCGGATCATCCCCATGCTCAAGCACTGAGACAATTCGGCGCAGACACACCAGCAGTTCATTTTTCTTTTTCAGTGCCGACGTGACTCCTTTGAACATGGCACTATAACCCGGGTCAATGCACATGATGCGATGGATCAGCTCGTCAAACTCTTGCCCGATGACGTCATCGTCGGCGGCGATGGCTTGGCGCTCGTCGGTGAAGGTTCGACCGTCCGCCGATTGATAAGCCTCTATTTTTTTCATGGTGTTTCCTTTACAGCCACCGATGCTTCAAAGCGTACCCACCATCGGTGTCGGGCTGGCCGTTGCGCGTGCCGTGTGGTTCAGGTGTGCCATCGGGCCACAGCACGCGGCCCAGGTGATAGACAGCGGCGAAGCCCATATCCATTCCGCAGCCATCCATGCGCATGCCGTCGTGCTTGTCGTTGTAGGTGCTACCGGTCGCTTGGCATGCGGTCCGGGTGATGCGATGAGGCTCGTTGTCGCGGATCACGAACAGGTCAATGACACGCATCATACCGGACTTCGAGCAGTGGTTCAGGTGTGTGTAAACGGTGTCGCCGGGCTTGAGCATGGCGAGCAGATCAGCCAAGGCTTGAGACTGCGCGGTTTTGGAAACTTTCATAACATCAGCCCCCCACCTTGTCGCCAGCATGCGCGGCACACATAGCCAGCAGCGGCTCGCGCCACTGGCGCCAGAAGCGCAGAGCTTGACGGTCCATCTTCGCAATGTCGGCATCGATGAATGCAGACCATTCAGCGTGAGTGTGTCGCTGGCATCCGATGGTCAGATACCCGTCGGTGACAAGGACATTCCAACGGAGATTGTTGATCTGGGTCGGCGTCTTTTTGAGGATTTCGCCGTACAGGTTCGCGCCGCGCAGGTCCGCGCCGCTCAGGTCCGCGCCGCTCAGGTCCGCGCCGCTCAGGTCCGCGCCGCGCAGGTCCGCGCCGCTCAGGTCCGCGCCGCTCAGGTTCGCGTTGCGCAGGTCCGCGCCGCTCAGGTCCGCGCTGCGCAGGTTCGCGCCGTACAGGTTCGCGCCGTACAGGTTCGCGTTGCGCAGGTCCGCGCCGCTCAGGTCCGCGCTGCGCAGGTTCGCGCCGTACAGGTTCGCGCCGTACAGGTTCGCGCCGCGCAGGTCCGCGCCGCTCAGGTCCGCGCCGCGCAGGTCCGCGCCGCTCAGGTCCGCGCCGCTCAGGTCCGCGCCGCGCAGGTCCGCGTTGCGCAGAGTATCGGCGGGATAGTCCAGCAGTACAGCGCCGGTGACTCGGTGATAGATTTTCATGGTGGGTTACTCCTGGTGGTTGTTACGGTGCGGGGGCTTGCGCCCCCGGTGGGTTAGTTCCAAAAACCGACTGTTCCGCAATCGCGCATGTAAGCGCAAAAGTCCCGGCACTGCTTATCGGTCAACTGCTTAGCTTTCGATTCATCCGATGTGTAGATGTAGCGGTCGCCTTTTTGTTGGCCATTGCCGACGTGTTCAACGTATGCAACACGGCCGCCAAGGAAACGCCAAGCAGTATTGGTATTGTTCATCTCAGTTACTCCTAGTGGTGTTACGGTGGGCCGGTGTTGATCCGGCATGGGTGCAGTATAACCCATTGGGTGAGTAAGTGAACTACCGTTCGTCGGCCCAATGTGTCACTTCATGCGGCGCACTGCTTCGCGGATGGCTTCGATGGGTAGTCCGATGGCGCGCATGGACTTCGCAAGCGCCACGGCCTCATCTCGGACCTGCTCAGTCAGGAATGAACCCAGGTTCACGTTGCGCCCATCGATCCAGACTTGCGCGCGGTACTTGACGACGGGGGGCAGGTTTACGCGGCGCAGCGACTTCGCGCGCACCACGGGATCAATGGGGGCGCGCTGGGCAATGGGTCGGGGCTTCGGAAGCATGGACACGAGGATGGCGGCATCCTCAGGCGTCATAGTTTCGAGTTGTTCTTCAGTGTAGTCAATCGCTGGGTCATGCCTCAAGCGTTCAAGGTTGGCAAGATGGGTTGGCGTGTCGTGAGTCAATGGGTTCTCCTGGGTTCGGTGTTGCGGTGGGGCGGTGTTCTAGTGTTGCGGTGGGGCGGTGTTCTAGTGTTGCATAACCTAGCTAGCTAGTCAATCCCACAGTGACTGGAATTAGGGGTGCGTGAAAATGAGCAACTCGCAAAAATAGTAGTTCTAAAATGCTTCTCTCGCGGGCGCGGAGGACCGATGTCACCAGCTAGCTAGCTAGGTCCGGCTAGCTAGGTTTTCACTGACCCACTGGGTCATTTTGACCCATTGGCTCTAGCTTCTGCTAGGTCCTGACCCAGCGGGTTCAGTGACCCAATGTACCCGCTAGACATTACCCGCTGGGTTTGGCTCAGGCCCGATGGGTCAGTGATCCAATGGGTTAGCGGGTTCGCTTGGTCTGGATCGATGCTGGCCGATGCGGGGCGCAGCCAGGGTGCTACGGTGCCGTATGCTGGTGGGCCAGCGGTGCGGCTGGGGCGGCGGGGAGGGGGGTGGGGGCCCCAGCGCGGCGCTGCGGCGCTGTGGCGGGTGGTCCCCCGAACCCCGCCACAAAAATCTAGAAATGGAAACCCATTGGGAAACGCCGATCCATCTATCCGCCGATCCATCTATCCACCACCCCTCTGAAAAATTTTGAAAATTCCGCCGCCGTGATACAGTCGCCCCGTGGACACTCTGCCCTCCTTCCTTCTGCCGCCAACGAGCACCAACTCGAATGCGCCGCTGACCCCGTTGGCCCCGTTGACCGATAGGGAGCGGGCGGACCTTGCTCGCGTCAAGCGCGAGAACGAGCTGACGCGCTTCGAGTCGGCGTTCGAGCGGGTGATGGAGGACATGGAGGCCGGCAAGTCGCTCTCGGCTGCGATTCAGGACCACCCGCTCCCGATGGACTACACGCGCTTCCTCGCATGGATTCACCGCGACGATAAGCGGCAGGAGCGGTACTACGCGGCGCAGACGGTGGCTGCCGAGGCGGTGGCCAACCAGATGATCGACATCGCCGATGCCAGCGACTCCATTGAGGACGTGCAGCGGTCCACGCTGCGCATCAACACGCGCAAGTGGCTCCTGAGCGTGTGGAACCGCAAGCGGTTCGGCGACACGAAACAGATCGAGCAGACCGTCACCATCGATCTGGGTCAGGCGATGATTGCAGCGCAGCAGCGCGTGCTTGAGCGCCAGGGTGACGTGATTGACGTTCAGGCGACAGTCAGATGATCGCGGCGCTGCTTGTCGGGGTTCTGATCGGCACGGTGCTTGGCATCCTGTCGTGTGGCTGGAAGGATGATGACTGTGGTGAGTAAATCAACTACGAAGGGGAACCAATGAGACTCACACTGCAACGTGACAACAAAACTCCAATGATGCGCCTGTTTGGAGGCGACGGTGAGATTGCATATGCGACTCTTGGATTAAGCGGCCTACAGGCCGAGATAGAGTTCCCGTCAGACTGGCATGAGCAAAAGCGCGCATGGATAAGACTGGGCTTTGGCTTCGGAAAACTGTGCTTTTCGTTCCCATGGTCAAGGACGGTGCCTGATGAGTTTCAGTGTTCGGGGCCTACTTACGGCTTTCATTTCTATGAAGACCTGCTATGGATTCGGTACGGAAAATCAAAAGGTACTCGAGATGATCCTCGCATCACGTTTTACATGCCGTGGAGTTGGAAGCACCGGGAGCATAAGGTCTTGATCGCCCCCGAGGAGCACCCGTACACCTACACCCTTCAGTCAGGGGAGGTGCAGCACCGGACGGCAACCATCAAGGCCGAACAGCGGACGTGGACCCGGTGGTGGATTCCGTTCCGTCGCGTGAGTCGATCAATTGATGTTGAGTTTGATGCCGAAGTCGGAGAGCGCACGGGGTCATGGAAAGGCGGCTGCACCGGCTGCGGCTACCAGATGAACACAGGAGAAACGCCATTGCAGGCACTGCGTCGAATGGAAGGTGAGCGGAAATTCTGATGGCGACCAGTAAGGCAGGCGGACCAACGCCGCAGGAGCAGCAGCTCATCACCGACATCCTCTCGTACAAGTACGACCCGCTGGGGTTCGTGCTGTACGCGTTTCCCTGGGGCGTGGAGGGCACGCCGCTGGCGAAGATCAAGGGTCCGCGTACATGGCAGCGCGAAGAGCTCAAGCGCATCGGCGAGCACCTGATGCTCGACATGGAGAAGCAGAAGATCGGCCTGCCGCCCACACCGCTGTACCTTGCGATCAGCTCGGGGCGCGGGCCGGGGAAGTCGGCATTCCTGGCGATGCTGGACATGTTCGTCGCGTCCTGCTGGATCGGCTCCACCACCATCGTCACGGCGAACACGGAGACGCAGCTTCGGTCGCGCACCATGGCCGAGCTGGGTAAGTGGCACACGATGGCGATCAACTCGCACTGGTTCGAGAAGTCGTCCATGTCGCTGCGCCCGGCCAAGTGGTTCTCGGAGATGGTGCAGAACCAGCTCAAGATCGACACGCAGTACTACTATGTCGAGGCGCAGTCATGGTCCGAGGAGAACCCTGACGCCTTCGCAGGTGCCCACAGCCAGATCGGCATGATGGTGCAGTTCGACGAGGCTTGTCATGACGACAAGACCGATGTGATGACCGACAAGGGCTGGAAGCTGTTCAAGGATGTGGTGGACGGCGACAAGCTGCTCACCATGGACCCGACGACTCACGTTGCGAGATATGCCCGTCCGACCAAGCTGTACGCAGCACACCGAGTCGGCAAGATGTACGAGTATCGTGCAGCCAAGACCGGCGACTTCTGCGTCACGCCGAACCATGAGATGTACTTCAGGACATACAAGTCTGGTGTGGTGCAGCCGTACCGCAAGCAGCAGATTCAGCACATGAACCGCTCGTACCATCACATCCCCCGACAGATTGACTGGCGTGCACCTGACACGAAGGAAATTCTGATCCCTGGGTTTGTGGCTGACCGCAGCGTGCATCATATCCAACCGCTAGACGCTGACACGTTGGCGGCATTCATGGGTTGGTATTGCAGTGAGGGGCATCTCATCAAGCGATCGTTTAAGTCAGGCATCGCCTACTTAGGGGTTGGTCTGAGTCAGTTACCCGGAGAGAACCTTGATGAGATGAAGGCGATCTGTGACAGGTTAGGTTTCAAGTACCGGGTGTCGGTACACCCCACTCGTAAGTGCCATCAGATCGAGATCACCAACCGTGGGTTGGCTGAATATCTGGCGACGTTCGGTACGCTCTGCACCAACAAGTGCGTACCCTCAGTAATCCGTTTCTTGTCCCGTCGTCAGATCAATATCTTCTTGGACGCATTCGTCAAAGGTGACGGGTACAGTCGAACAGGTCGGGACATCCTCTACACGTCATCAGCAAAACTGGCGGATGATCTGCAAGAACTGTGCCTGAAAGCCGGATTTGCCAGCACCGTGACAAAGCGCCCGCTGAAAGATAAGCCGATTGACTTCGGTACGCACACGGCAGTGAGCAGTACGGACGGCTACGTTGTCACCCGATCGACCACGGTCAATGACCTCAAGTTCAAGTGGTCCAACGTGCACGAGATCGACTATGACGGGATGGTGTATTGCGCTGAGGTTCCGCCAGACCATCTGCTCTATACCCGACGCAACGGGCACGCGATGTGGAGCGGCAACAGCGGCATCTCCGACTCCATCTGGCCCGTGACCGAGGGGTTCTTTACCGACCTCGCGCCGCTGCGCCTGTGGCTGGTGATCTC